TAGATGTTCCAGCTATTTTTAAAAATGTTGATTCATTTATTACTTTTTGTTTATTATTAATAAATATTTTTTCTTTTGAATTATTTTCTTCAATATTTTTCATATTATTTTCTAATTCTTTAATTTCTTTTGAATTATTTTCTTTAATATTTTCCATATTATTTTCTAATTCTTTAATTTCTTTTGAATTATTTTCTTCAATATTTTTCATATTATTTTCTAATTCTTTAATTTTTATTAATCCATTTTCTTCAATATTTTTCATATTATTTTCTAATTCTTGAATTTCTTTTGAATTATTTTCTTCAATATTTTTCATATTATTTTCCATATTATTTTCTAATTCTTGAATTTCTTTTGAATTATTTTCTTTAATATTTTCCAATTCTTTAATTTCTTTTGAATTATTTTCTTCGATATTTTTCATATTATTTTCAACAACAGTATCAAGATCCTTAAGGATTTCAGTTATATTATTTTCTAATTCTTTAATTTCTTTTGAATTATTTTCTTCAATATTTTTCATATTATTTTCTAATTCTTCAATTTTTATTCTATCAAATGTTATTTCTTTTAATCCATTTTCTTCAATATTTTTGATATTATATTCTAAATCTTTTATTTTATGTTTATCATTTTCTAATTTTTCTATTCTTATTTGAGCTTCTTGTAATGTTTTCATACCTTTCATATAGAGAACTGAAGATTTGACAGTTTTAATATTTTTTACTAATACACCATTTACATATTCATTTGAATTTGAAGTTTTAACTAAGCCAGGTGATACTTCTTCCATTTGTTGTGCAATTACTCCAATATGTTTAGTTCTATCTTCGTTAACAAAATTATAATTATAAAATTTAATGTTTTTAAGATCTTCCCATTGAGTATTAGCTTCAACAATATTCTTTTTTAATCTACCATCAGATATATTAGTATAAGTATTATTACGATTTAAACAATCTCCATCTCCTTCAACTATAAATCTTGATAAACCATTATTATAAAAATATATCCCATTACTAGTTAAACTTCCATGATTTAAATCAATTCGTAAACCTTCTTCAGTTGTTCCAGAAACATGTAATTTTGCAGAAGCACTATTAGTTCCAATTCCAACATTTGAAGAATTTACGACTAAAGCATTAGTATCTACTGTTAAAGAACCAGTGAGATTAATACTTGCACATTCAAAATTAGCTAAACTATAACCAGTTCCAGAAGTATTAACTGTAGTAGTTGGTTGTACTTGTAATTCTTTAAAAAGCTTATATTCACCATCAGTTGAATCTCGAAATAAACCAGTCCATTTATCTGTACCATCATTATATTTTGAATAAAATCCTAAATCGATTCCATCACTAGTATTGTTTGAACCTAATGATATTAAAGGATCTTCAACTTGAATTGTTGAAGTATTCATTGTTACAGTTGTACCATGAACAATTAAATTTGCATCTACTGTTAAATCAGATGTAAATCTACCAGTACCATTTACATCTAATTTATATTCTGGTGTTATATCTCCAATACCAACATTTCCAGATGAATCAAGAGAAATAACATTCATATTATTATTATAAAAATTTAAATTATTATCATCTGTATTCTTATAAATTTGTGTGGAACTAACTCCTAATATTATTCTAGGGAAATCAGACATTTTAATAAAGTATATTATATATAATTATCTTATTATTATTAAATTATTTTTTATTTTTATTCATATTTATTTATATCTAATGTAATTCGATTTTTTTTATGATAATCATCTATATCATTTACTTGTTCTCTCTTTTTTTTGATTTTATTATAATTTTTATAATGATAATTCCAAAATTGTTGATTCCCCATTTTAAAATTATCTCTTGTATCCGCTTTATACCAAAAAACTTGATCTTTTAATTTATTTGATTCCGAATTATTATTTAATATTAAACATTCATATTGTTTTAAAGAATCCATAACTTGACAAAACATACTGAAATCTGGAAACATACCAGCATAATTTTCATATATTTTTTTTCTATTAGAAATATATGGTTCTCTCATTATAATAGTAAAATCAATATTTGATCTTAATGCTGGTGGTACACCTAAAGGATATTGCATTGTTAAACAAAATAAGATTTTATAGTGTCTACCATTCATAAAAATATTACGAATCGCTTTTGTTCTGGACCAAGAATCATCATATAAACAATCATCTAATACAATAAAAACTCTTGGATCAACATTAGTTAATTGTTGTTTTTCAACAGTTTTTAAAATTTTCTTTTGTCTATTAATAATATCTTTTATAATTTCTTCTTTAAATTCTGTAAAAATATATGATTTTGGTACAAATTTATCAAAAAATGGAGAAGCATCTTCTGTAGCAGAAATAATAGTTCCAAAAGGAATATCACGATTTCTATAAAGTAAATCTTTTAAACAAAAACTTTTACCAGTTCTTCTTCTACCAATAAATACACATACTGCATCATCATTTATAATATTTAAATCAAATTTTTTTAAATTTAATTTATAAGTCATAATAATATATTATATTATAAATTAATTATTAATATATTTTTTTAAAATTGATATAAAGTATTAAATATAAAATGGATTCGTTAATTGATTGTTCTAAAGTTTCAGTAAGACATTCTAATATAAAAAATGCTGGATTGGGAGCTTTTGCAAATACTTTAATTAAAAAAGATGAAATTGTAGAATATGGTTTAGTAAAAATAGTAGATTGTGATGGACATAATAATCCATATTTATTTACTTGGAGTGAAGATAAAACAAAATGGGCATATACGTCTGGTTGTGCAACATTTTATAATACTAAAATAGATTCAAATACTCGTGTAATTCGTGATTTCAAAAATTTAACATATAAAATTATTGCAAAAAGAGATATTCAGAAAGGAGAAGAATTAACACATACTTATAAAAGTTTAAAATGGAGAAAATGTTTTGCTAGTTTAAATTAAGAATTTTAATATTTAATTATTATATATTGTAATGAATTTATTAAATATAATAAAAAATAAAATTCTTAAACATTATACCTATAATAATGAGAAAGTATATGATTTTGGTATAAATAATGAATTTGATAAATATGAAAAAAAATTTATAGAAAAAAATAAAAAAAATTTAAAAAAACTAGAAAATAAAAATTTAAATTTAAAAAAAATAGAAAGAAAAAATATAAAAAATATGATTTTAAAAGAAAATGAAATACAAAATATAATTGATAATTTTATTCAATTATATAATGAAAATAATAAAAATCGTATTAATAGTATTAAAAAGACATTAAATGTTAAATTAAATTTAAATGATAAAGATAATATTTATTTTATATCTTTTTTTGCAGAATTTGAAAAATTTGTACATTCTAGATATTTTAATATTTTTTTTATTTGTATTACTAATAATTTTGATATTGAAAATAAAATATTATTTGTTGATATTTTAGGTTCTCTAGGTCATTCTGATATTTTAAGTGGTCATTATATTAAAGATTTAAAAGGTCATTATATTAATGTTTTTAAAGAAAAACCATTGGAATTTATTTTAAATCAAAACAAAATAAATAATTTACTTGAAAAGAGAGAAGATCCATTAAAAGATAGAAAAAAGAAAAAACAAGAAAAAAAGAAATATAAAACTGTAGAATCAAAAAATATTTTTGAAAAAGAAAATAATATAAAAATAAAAATAGGTGATAAATGTTTGAAAAAAAAAAATGGTAAAATAAAATTAGTAAAATGTGAAAATGCAGATATTTATAATTATGATGGGAAATATATTAAAGATGATGATAATTATTGTTTGACATATCATAAAGATAAAGATATTTCTTTTACATCATGTGAAATGAAAGAAAAATGTTCTAAAAAAAATAAAAATAATAATTGTAAATCTGTAAAATTTAGAAAATATGGTTCTTTAGAATTTAAAAAAATGAATAAATGTTTAAATTCTGATTTAAAATTAAAAAAATGTTATAAAACTGATAAAGCTAAAATGGATGTAGCTCCTATAAGTTCTCTTTGGTTACAAATACCTCCAAATTAAAATAAATGATGATAAAAAGATTGTTTTAACATTTCCATTATTTCTACATCTGCTGGTAAAAGTTTATATTCTGTATAATTTTCTAAATTTACCCATTGAAAATCATCATGAACTCTTTTTTCCATTTTTGATATATCTTCTTCATTCATATCTACAAAATAAGATTTTAATAGAAATCCTCCCCATTTTATTTCAGTAAAAAAATTTCCTATTGAACAATTAACACCCAATTCTTCATTTAATTCTCTATTTAATGCTTCTTCTGAAGTTTCATTTTCTTCAACTTTACCACCTGGAAATTCATAAAAACCACTATAAGGAACATTTGATGCTCTACGAGCAATTAAAATTTTCTTGTTTAATATAATTAAAGCAGCTGTTACTGTTTTCATTTTTTGTTTATATATTTATTATTTAAATTTTAAAATTTATATTTATATATATTTTAACTTCAATGAATAAAATAGATGATATTATATTAAAGAAATATTATAATCTGGCAGAATTCCAAAAAGCAAATGAATTATATGAAAATTATTTAAAAAAATGTGATATCATAACTGATGAAATTGTAAATTTTAGTGATTTTAAAATATCTACGATAACATCAATTATTAAAATAGCTTCTAATTTATATTTAAAAATATTATTTGAAAATATAGATATAGATGAAAATATTGCTTATATTGAATATAAAAATCAGATAAAAGGTTTTAAACAAAAAAAAAAAATTAAAAAAAATAATGATAATGATAAAAGAAAAAGAAATAAAGGTAAAACATTCGCAAATCAATTAAGTATCGGATTTCTATGTAAAGAACATATTCATAAAAAACCTATTTGTATTAAAATTTTTAGTAAAGGAAGTTTAACTATAACTGGTACTAAAAGCTCTCGAGAAATCAAATATATATGTAATTTATTATTAGATATTTTTCAAAATACAAATAAAAAATTTTTATATAAAGATCAAGAAATTATTTTATTTCCATATAAAAATTTAGTTAATAAAGAAAATCTTTCAATTAATATTGAAACTATTAATGGTTCTTTTAAAACTAATTATAGAATAAATCTTAATGATTTAAAAGTAAAAATAAGAGAATTTTATAATTCTGACAAAATATATATTAAAAGTAATAGAGCCGCTTTATTAGAATTAGATTTAAAAATTTATGGATTTTTTGATAAAAGAAAAAATAAATTAAAAACTCCTAAAATTTCTATTTATGGTACTGGTTCAATTGTTATTAATTCTATTAATGAAGATTTATTAAATAAATCATATATTTTTATTAAAGAATTTTTATTAAAATACCAAAATGATGTAATAGATAAAAATTATAATTTTAATTTGTAAAATATCCCATTGATTGATTATATCTTCTTATTTTTAATACCATTGAATGTTCTAAACCACCAAAATCATATTCTTCTCCATCATAATTTAAAAATCTAATATTTAATTGTGCTAATTTTGCTAATGGAGGTGTAAAATGTTTAATTACATGATAATCTTGTGTATTTTTAAAATATTTATATTCTGTATGTGTTGCATCTAATGGAATTTTTGCAAATCCTTTTTTTACTGATGATTTTTTTCCAAATAAATTTTCAAATTCATTTATATGTAAAATTATATATGTTGGTCCATTTAAATCATATTGATTTGGTGCAACTACAGTTGATTGTCCTGTTATATTACTTGTTGTATTAAAACCTAATAATTTTCCCATATGTTGTGTTTTATCAACAAATAATAAATCAAAAGTTCCTGTAGCAACTGATATTGTTATTTTATTTGTTATTGTACTATTTGATATTGTAAATACTTGTGATGATAATGCATCCATACTATCTTTTAATGCAGATGATAATTCGGTTATTGTATAATTACCCATTGTTATTGTTGCAGTATAAATATTTCCAGATACTTTAAAATATAATAAATTATTTGTATTATTTATTAAATATTGTGTTTTTGGTATATCTATTGAAACTAATTCAACTGATAATATATTTTTGTATTCTTCATCTAAATCTATTTGATAATTACTATTTATTGGATATGATGTTATATCTCGATCTCTTGAATCTATAACTACTATTTCATTTTTTATATGTTCACTTGTTTTTGAAAATGAATCTTGTAATAATTCTTTGAATTTTTTTGGTTGTTCTATTAATACTTGTTGCCCAGAAGTCTCTGGTGCTTTATCATTTATAACTTTATAATCTATTACTTCACTTTTTAATTTACTTTCTATTACTTTTTGTTCTTTTTCTCTATTTTTATTTAATAATTCAAATTGACTTGATATAAAACTATTATCTTCTTTTACATCTTCTTTTATTTTTTTTTGAACTTCTTCTTCTTTCTTTTTTTCTACTTTTTGACTTCTTTCTTTCATTAAATTTTCAAATACTTTTGTCATATCTTTCTTATCTATATTTATTTTTTCTTCATTTTTTTCTTTTTCTATATGTTTTTCTATCATATTTATCATTTTATTTAATACTAATTTATTTAATCTTTGTAAATAATTTTTTAAAGTTTCTTTATTATTTTTTTTTGTATTTTTTAAATAATATTCCATTACTTCAGTACATAAACTTTCTTCATCTTCTCCAATTTCATAATCTTTTTTTTGAAAATATTCAAATAATACACTCATAATTAATTGATAATTATGTTGTGTCATGAAATATTGTTTTATCATTATATATTATATATATTATTTCATTATTTTTAATTTATTTTTAAATTGAAAATAATTAAAATTTCATTTTTTATAAATCGTTAAATTAACCACAATGATAAGTACAACCAACAAATTGTGCGATATAAACATTTTCACCATTTTCTTTCTTGGTATTATATTCTGCTTCAGTTGCAATAAGAGTACCATCAGCATTTAAGAAACGAGTATCATATTCATATTCCATTTGTTGTTGACCATTTACATCTAAATCATCTTCATATTCAATATCTCCATTTGAATCATAAACAAGATTATATATAGTTTTTGTAATTGTTTCTTTTTTTTCAAATTCATATGTTTTATTAGTCCCATCTTCATTAAATATTTCATTTCCATTAGAATCATATAGATTAACTATTTCATATACTGTTTTTTTATTTGTTTCTGTTGTTGTAGTTTCTTGTTCTCTATATTGTCCAGAAGTTTCATCATAAACTATCTCTGTTTCTGTAACTGTTTCTTGAACTTCTTCTGTTACAATTTTTTCAAAAGTTTCTGTAGAAGTTAATACTTTTACTTTTTGTTTTACTACTTTAGTTAAATTAAAATCACAATCACAAGTAATTTTGGCAACTGTATGATTCATTAAAGTATTTAGATTTAATATTTGTTTTTGTCCATAACCAACCACAGAAGAAGATGAAATATAATCACCATTTACTAATGTTCCATTTTTATTACAAACCCAAATTCCACCTTCACCAAGACTATTAATAAACATTCGTTGTTCATTTTTATTTTGTTTCTCATAAGGTGTTATAAAAGCACCATGACCATATTCTCTGTTATCGTTTATATCTTCTTTATTTGATATAACACCAAATACTTTAATATCATTATCAGTTGAAGCAAGAGAACAAAGTGGTAAAGATTCATTAATTTTACTTTGAACAGAGTTATCTAAATTAACATATTTACCAGTAGAGCATACAATTAAACCAATACTATTTTGATCAATATTTTTATTTAAAATATTTCTATGTTGTCCAGTAAAATCAAGTTGATTGACATCTGAATCTCCTCTAATATATGCTTTTTCAGAGAAATTAGTATAAGCATTATCATCAAAATGAAAACCAAGAGCTGTACTACCAGTATGCATAGCAAGAGCAACTGAATCATTTGATGAATTACTGAGAATTAGTTGTGCCTTACTTGAAGCATTTCCTCCAATATTACCACTACTATGAGAAGCTGATGATTTAATATGTAATCTACATTTTTGATCAATGATGCCAATACCAAAATTACCAGAAGTATTAACTCTTAATCTTTCTGATGCATTAGCAACAAGTGCTAAAGTACCATCACTTACCCAGTTAAAACCAGTATCACTATCTCCAATTGCTAAATTGATTGATGGAATCTGATTTGAACCGAATTCGTGTGGAGAAACTATAATATTACCACTATAATGCATATACAGTGTTTCTCTTTGAGTAGCATTTTCATTAACATAAAATTTTAAACCACAATCAGGTGCAGTTCCACCACCATCTTGATAACATACAATTCTACCAGTTGCATAATTACCATCACTAGTCCAGAAATCAATTGAACCATATTCAGAATCAACATGAGTTCCTGATCCACCACTAAGTGTATTTTGTATTCTAATAGATGGTGTACTGGCACTTTGGATATGTAGTAATTCTTGTGGACTATTAGTACCAATACCAACATTACCAGAAGCACCTTTAATTCGCATAAATTCATTTCTTGGAACACCACTTGGATACATTGCACCAAAAGTTGTATTAGGTGTTGAATCAGTATTAACTGCAGAACCTTGACCGAATATAATATCTTCATTACCAAATCCAGAAGTATCATTTGCATCAGAAACAATTAAAACAGCAGAATCACTTGATAAACCAATCTTACCATCAGAATGAATAAAAGCATCAAGATTTGAATTTCCACCACCACTGGCATTATCACCTAAAAGAATAGAGCCATTAACTTGTAATTTTTGTTGAGGACTATCCATTCCAATACCAACATTACCAGAAGAATTAATTCTCATTCTTTCATTATTACCACCAGTCCAAAAGTGAATACCACCAGAAGATGAATATGCTCTTAAACCTAAACCTCCATCATTACCAGTTCCTGTTGATATCAAACCACTATCAGCTAATGCAGCTCCACTTGAATTGAATTCATCATCAAATGCTTGCATCCACAGAGCACCACTTGCTGATTGGCATTTTATGATTGCAGATGCAGTTGTCCCTGTTCCTCTATTTTCACAATTTAGTTCAATACCAGCATTTACATCTTTTTTCAAATGGAAGTTAAAAGATGGAGTATCAGTACCAATACCAACATTACCATTTGTGTGTATTCT